TCACATCGAACCCTGTTTCCCGCGCCATGCGGATAATGTCGTCTCTTGTCACTTCAAAATCTCCCGCTCCAAGATCTCGACCATCTCGCCAATCTCCTCGATCAGATAATCAGGCGTCTTTGTGTCCCGATAGATGCCGACCGATTCAAGCGCCGAAAGAAGGCGCATCAGGCGTAACAGTGCTTTGTTGGTCATTTTCTTCTCCCCCTGCTTTTCTCTACGGTCCCGTAGCCGGTCCCGTTGCCGTATCCGTATCCGTATCCGTATCCGTATCCGTCGCCGTATCCGTAGCCGTATCCGTAGCCGGTCCCGTTGCCGTATCCGTATCCGTATCCGTCGCCGTATCCGTAGCCGTATCCGTAGCCGTAGCCGTAGCCGTCGCCGTAGCCGGTCCCGTCGCCGTCGCCGCTGCCGACAGAAAAGAATATGGGCATTACAGCCCCCATCCGTCGTGGACAGGTACACAGAAAATCTCTGCGCCTTCGGGCATATGTACGTCCGCAATCGGGCGCAGGTCTGCCTGCTCAGTCTCGACCATCTTGGCAAAACCGATTGTGTCCCATGAGAAAACATGGACGGCTCGGCTCAGATGAATCCGTCCGTTTTCCCTAGTCACGTCTCCAGCAAAGATCCATCCACGATCTACGACGACCACAGCACGAGTGCCTGTCGGCAGACGGGAAGAAACGGGAGCATACTCAACACCATTAATCGTTACGTTTTGCATTTTCAAGTCTCCTTGGATAATTTCTTCTCTGGTCATTCCACATGCCTCCACGTTTGCCGCGTCACCACCGCCTCGATGGCGCGCTTTGAGATATCAAATTTCTTAGCCAGCACTCGTTGGCTTAACTCCGGGTATAGCTGGCGGATCAAGCGCACGTCGTCGGCGGTGAGGCGTGCGCGTCCATTCAGGCTTCCAAAGCAAGCCATTGCCTAATCCACCGGTACCCGTTGATCCCCTGTGCTTTGCTTAGACGTTTTTTAGCCCACAGTTCCATCAGCCAGCCTTCAGGCGACCGATCCCTAGCGGGCGTGTCTTCCACTTTCGCCTTCTCGATCCGTTCAACGAACCGGATCTTTTTCGCGGCGTCTTTGAGCCCACGTCGCTTGATCCAATTCATAACCGCATGTCGGGTAACTCCAAACTCCGTTGCAATATCGGCGGTGTCCATGGTCTCCAACATGCTAAGGAACTTCTCGTCGCCCGGATACTTCTTGTTGGCTGGCACAAACTTTTTAGTGCCCTTGTTCCGCTTCGATGCCATGGCAACTTCCCAACTAATCGGGATCTTGTTCTCTTCCTTTCCTTCCGCGTATCTCATCTCAGCACCTGCCGTATGACTCAGAAAACTTCAGTTCACATGCAACCGGCAATCCTTTCGCCCATGCCGGTGGCGTAGACATACACAACTCCACGTACTCTTTAGCGGCACTCAGCTCCGTCTCAGGCACCACCAGAACCGCCGCGTCATGTACGGTCAGCGCTACGCGATACTGCTTGGAGATCCACCGCATCTGCTCACCGACGATGATCCGAGCCAACGCCTGCACGACGTTCTCCACCATCGTACCGCCCCAGATATTCACCGGGCCTTTGCGGGAGGAATAGACGTGCCCACGACCATCAGCGCGGAGATCCTTGTATCGGATATACATGCCATTCGGCAGTTTCAAACCCTCATCACAGACGATCACGCACTTATGCTTGCCGAGGTAATACGGTTTACCTACGCCTGCGCAGAGATCCCGCAGCGTCTGGTTACACTCTCCCCACAAGTCCACGATGCGGTAGTTGCTATCCCTGTAGAGTCTAACAATGCGCTCAGACTCCTCTAGCTCGATATCCGCACCGGGCGGTTGCGTTGCCAACGTATGCCGCAGCTTGGCTGCTCCGGTGCCGTACCCGAGACCGAGAACGCATGTCTTCCCGACGAAGCGCTCAGTCGGGAACTCCTTGCTCACCTCAAAGCCATAAACTTTAGAAGCGAAGATGGAGTACACGTCCTCCCCTCGTGCGAACTGATCCACCACGTCGTCCTGTCCAGACAGCCATGCCAGCACGCGCGCCTCAATCTGCGAGGAGTCGCAGTTGATCACCACACTGTCGAGCGGTGCGATGATCGCGTTCTTCAGCGCCTTCTTCGCCTTGTCTCTCGACGGCAGGTTCTGAAGATTCACCGCGTCCATCCCAGACCAGCGCCCTGTGTGCGCGCCGTAGTACTTGAGTGGGACGGGGAGGCTGCCTTTATTGCGCTTGCCGACGTTGATGAATCTTTCTACCCGACTCTCTTCGAGAGTGCTCTTAGTTCCCAGACGCACCGCGCACAGTTGCCGGATAAACGGATCTTCATGCTCCTGTAAGGCAATGAACTCCTCATCAGTCTTGGCGAACGCATAAGTCTCCTTGCCCGTGGTAGAACTGATCTTCATGGGCGGTTTTACGTGGAACGTCCGCAGCACTTCTGCAAACTTCGGGTTGCTCGCCAATATCTTCCTTACGCCTTCTTCATTCGTACCCAGCTCGTCAGTCAGCTGCGTCAGCAGGTCATGCTTCTCCTGCTGGATCGCCTCTAACCTGTCCACCATCAGCGCGTCGTCCAATTGGAGCTGGGGCTCGGTGAACATGCGCAGCGTCATGTCTATAAGATCTAGCTCAGATTCAGGGAACCCTGCGGCCAGCTTGTGGAAAAGTTTGTATGTCAGCTCCACGTCGTTGATACAGTACTCCCCATACTTCGCCAGATCCTCCGGGCTGAAGTCCTCCAGCCGCTTGCCGAACGCATTCACCACCTCAGTGCCCTTCTCGCCGAGCGCATAGCGCTCAGCCAGCGCAGCGAGAGAGCCGCCTGCCTCCACTCCATGGATGGCACGTGCCATAGACAATGTGTCGAACAAGTACGCGGGCTTGATGCCATAGCGCCATGTCAGGATCGCTCCGTCGAACAGCGTGTTGTGGCATATGACAGCCGACGACGCCCAGTCGATAGCCCGCAGCGCTTCGCCTGCGTCCTTACCCGCGTGCCATGTAGTCACACCATCATCGACCTTGATGCCCACGCCAATGACTTGGAACAGCGGGTCGTTGATGTACTCCTCGGTCGTCTGCTTCTTGAACCCGATGTGGCTTGAGTAGAATGTTTCAAAATCAACGGTCACTAGCGGCACGTTCAGCCTCCTTGATCTCCTCCGCCGCACGGCGGATTTGATTCACGGTATTCATCATCGCCCGCTGCATTCCGAACGCGCTCAGTTTCGCCCCGTCAGTCGGACAGATCCCGACGAGGCGGTTCCCCAGCTTCAGCTTGATATGCGCCCCGCCTATGGTCGCAGTCCACGGCAGTCCCGTGGCGTCCATCGCTTCGCGTATGTCTTTATGTAAGCGGTTCCTAGCGTCCATCACTGCTGCTCGTACGTATCTACTGCGCCGTACTGCGCGCCTTGCCACGCCGCCCACAACATGCGGGTGACACCATCTGCATAGCCACCGTCAGAACTTTTCTGCCAGTTGAAGAACAGCGAACAGAAAGACGGAAACGCCTTGCCCACGTGCTCCTCGTAGAATTGTTCCATGCGTTCTTGCTCTGTCACTTCGCAGCCTCCAGCGCCATGATCTCGCGAGACAGATACCACTGCGCCTTGCGCAGATCCTCCAGCTGCTTCCCCTTGTGGGACGCGCGAGACACGTACTTCACGACGTTAGCCAGCCGAAAGTTGAGGTTCTTCGCCTCGATAAAGTCGATGGTCTCGATCCCACCTGCGGTGTAGTGCGGCGGATGGTTCACGGCTTCTGTTTGCTTGCCAACACTTTCTGTTTTCTTCACAACACTTTGCGCGTCGAGTTTAGCGCGCAGTTTGACCACGGCAGGCGGCAGTTCGCCGTCGAGCGGGAGCGACAGTTGTTCCTCGGTGGAGTCTGATGCCAGTTCTTTGCCCTTCATCGCATACTTGATGCTGTACACATACTGATAGGTAGTTCCGAACTCGCGCGCAATCTCACTTGTAGTCATCTGCCCCGCGTTGATGGCAGCCACGATCTTCGCTCGCTTTGCATTGTTCTTACGCATGATCTATCTCACCTAATAAAGTTGTTACTGAATCAATGTTGTCTTCGTTGACTACTATTGCCCGACCGCCCGCAGCGCGGATCTTCTGCAAGTTGCTCTCTTGCAGAGCCGTTGTTGTGTTGCGACCGGCTTTGCACTCTATACCAAAAAAATAACCTTTAAAACAACAAATGATGTCCGGCACACCGGATGCGCCATACCCGCCAGTGGCGGGCATGACATAGTAAACACCGTGCTGCTTTAGAATTTTTTTAACCTTGTCTTTGACCTTTGCCTCGGGCGTCATGCAGTTGACCCCATCTCAATAGAACCGTCGAACATCATATATACGCGACCGCCAAGGTCTTGAGCCGTAAACCAATCAGTGTCAAAAGCAGCGCCCAGTCTTGGCTGCACCCTGTCATGAACCGGAAGCAGCGGGTATATCAGATCCTTGTCCGGAGATACCGAACCGAAGTCCTCGTATGCGCGAGCCAAGAAGCCTGCACGGCGGGACCACACCTGCTCGTCTGGCTCAGCCCGATTGATTTGCAGGAACGTCAACTGATCCACGATCTCCG